TAAAATACTATCTCTTCCATACGCTTACATAAACGCTCCGCCCGATTTGGCACCTGTTTATGCCACCTCGAATCACGCATCTGATTTGCACTTTCCTGCCAATTGCCGTCCATTACAGCTTGTATATGTTTGCGAAACTTACTGTATCTTGGTCTGCCCAGGTTAAACATCATGTTTGCTATAATCTGTTTAACCTCTTCTGGTAGCTTGTCCCAATCATCATAGACTTTCTTGCAGTCCTGGATAACAGTCTGTATATCCTGTTCAAAGAGTTCTGTAACCCTTTCTTCAGATACCTTTGCACCTAGCTCCAGATCAAACTCTGGTTCATCCTCTCTGCACAAATGTCCAATGCCGCACGTCTTTAGCGAAAGGTGATCGAGGTATGTTTCATACTTGACTCCCTCATCAATGATGAGTTGTTCTCTTAATTTTTCTAAGTCCATTATTGACTCCCGAATGTTGCTCTTGTTGTTGGATTAGGAACGAGTAAAGGATTAATACCTCCAGCACTTGATGCCGCAGATGGGGGTGCTATATTCATTGCTGCATCTTTTACTGTTCTCTTCATCTCTGGTGAAAGTTTAAAAGGTCCTTCGCCTGATGGTCTTATATCTGTTGGAAAAGGAATTGTTCTATCACCTTGTGGTTGTGTTCCACCAGCAAGAGCTTCTCCTTCAACCTTACTGGTTGTTGATTGAATTATTTGAAAAGCTTGTCCTAATTTATCTGCACCAGGTTTTCTACTTGCTAACATAATATCAAGTATAGGCCCACTTCTCATTAATTTTGAAAAGGCTAAAAATCCAGCAGCCGTGGGCAGTGTTCCAAGAGGAGAGGATATAATACTAAACAAACCTAATCCTAAAGCAATATTAGGAGCAGCTAATCCTCCTTTACCTGCTATGGATGCATTCGATACAGAGATCATATTATCAGCTAATTGAAATAATTTATCACCAACTTCTTTTCCAAACATAGCATTAACTGCTTCTTCGCCATAACCATCAAGCGTTGATCTTAAATTTCTTCCTATACTTCCACTTAAAAAATCTTCTCTAAATTTAGGAGAATTAAAGTCACCAAGAGATCTTAATATGCGAGACATAGCAGCATCTTCAACTTTTTCTATTAACTGCGGAGAAAAGTTTCCATAGTCACTTAATTGATTATCACCAATCCTCAACGTGCCTTGTTTAAAAGAATTTATTCTGCCTGCGTTGCCTCTTTGAAATAACGTAGATATGATGCCTTCTGCATCATTATTGTTTAAAGATTGAATAACCTGGTTAAAGTCAAGTGCTTTTCTGTTAGCTGCTTGAGTGGACAATTTCTGAACAGCGTCAATAATAGAGTCACCAGATAACTGATTAACAATATCTTCATCAAACTCTGCACCAGTTTGCCTTAACACATTCATTAAATTATTAATTTCAGCCTGTTGACCTTTAAACAATACATTTCTTGTTGTGCCTAAATCATCAAAAGATTTAGCCAATTTAATTCCATCCAAGACTCTTACGCCATCTTTAGTTGTTGAATAATTATTAGGATTTCTTAATTGTCTAGTTAAAAAACTACTTGCTAACTTTTGTCTTAAATTCTCTGCCGCCTCTGCTCCAAACTTAGACACCTCTGCTACATCAGCTTGTGCACGTTCTGCCGCCTGTATTCTTTTTGCAAAAGCTCTTGTAGTT